GTTTCTGTCAAACGCTTCCAGTTAGTAACTGACATCTTGCGCAAGTCTGCAATCTTGATTGCCATACGCAAAGATACTTCACGCAAACGATCTTTGTTGGTGTTCATAAACTCAATGATCTCGTCTTGTACACATGGCTCAAAATCATAGTCTGCAAACAACACACCGTCTTTGGCAATTTGCTTGATACGCAACAAACGATCGCTCATGGTGTTCAAGGTCAAGTCCAGATAGTGACAACGTGACTGCAAGGCATCCAAGTGATCACGCAACTTCTGGCTCTTCATGCCGTCAAACTTCAAGTTGGTAATAAAGATTACACTACCTTTGAACTCGAAGCTGTCTGGGATGCCTTCGCGGCGCAGAGTGCTGGACTCTGACAACCATGAAATCTTACGCTTCTTGCCTGAGTCCAGGGCACCCTTGAGCAAGTTAAGCGACACATCGTCAAGCAAGATGCTGTCACAGTCGTCAAACACTACAACACAGTTGGTATCAGAATACTTGTACAGAGTTTGATACAAGCCGATAGGTGTTGCACTACCTTTAACAACTTCTGCACGAAGGCGCTTGCCTGCGAGCTTGTCAAACATAGTTGCTTTGTCAATTTCTTGCTCTACACCAAAGCTCTTGCCTACACCAGGAGGGCCGCTAACAATCATAGCACGGATGTCACCTGACACTGTGGCCTTTGTCATCTCATGCAAGATTTCAAAACGCTCGCGGATACGATCCATTGCTTGTTCTTCTGTTTCAATCACAACAGATGGTTGTGCAACTACTTGGGGGTTGTCTGTAATCATACCGTTAGTATACTCAATGTCGGAAATGTTGCTAACACTAATACGAATTGTTTCAGGGCAGTTAGGGAAAGCGCCGTTGTTTTTAACAGTTACATAGTTACCGCGAGCACCTGTCTGAAAGCCGCTAACAAGAGCAAACTCTTTGTTAGAGATAGATTGGTTACGGTAGGTACCGTTTACAACACGAATAGCACTCATTGTTGGCTCCTTTGAAATGCGGATTACTGTTTGTTTATGTGTATATTATAGCAAAAGGGCAATTAATGGTCAACCGTTTTTAAAAATTCTTTTTAGTTTTTAGACCACTAGTTCTTTGTTGTTTTGCTGCTCTATGTGTGTATTATAGCAGTTCGTGCATATATGGTCAATGTAATACTATGGTATTACTTTTTTCTGTAGGGTTTTTAATACCAGTGATGTAAAATTACAGGATCTGTAATTTCTGCAGGCTTGGGTTTGCCGTGAAACACTAGCACACTTGCACCGTCAATATCTGTGCCTGTACCGGGCTGTCGGTTGGTTCTTCGTCTAAAGTCAAAGCCGCCATCCAAACATTGCCAGCGCCAGCTTTTGATTTGTCGTTCGTCAAGAAATCGTCTTCGAGCAAAATCTATTTTTTCACTTAGGTAGTCTTGATCACCGGGATAACGACGAGCAAGTATCTGCACATCCTGGCTAGCAAAATCTTTGTATATCGAATTGAATACTGTGGTGTCGAACCACATCACAGATGAGTTTATACCTGTGTGGTTCGGTCGCCACAAGTATTTAAAATCTCGTGGTGCCCACAAGTATTCAGTAGGCAAGGTAGGAATCCAATCAATGTTATCCGTAATCACAGTGTCAAGATCAAAGTACAATAACGGTCCTATATGATTATTGATGTTAAACAACTGCATCTTGTACCACCAACCTTGTTTAGGTCCGTTGAACGCCCAGTCAACTAGCGAATGTTTAATCATGTGCGACGGAACATCTCTTGATGCTTCGGTATACACATGCATGTTAACAGGGTTAGTGAGATGTCGAGAGAGCATGCTGTGCAAACGTTCAACATAGTCCCAATGATACGCTGTACCGTGTATTACACACGCACAATCAATTGCTGGTTTCATTAAATATCCTTGGTATCCATGTACCTTGTTTTATTTCATCTACTGTGTATTCAGTATGGCAAATTTGTGCAAGCCATTGTTCTCTATCTGTAATGCCATACGCTAAACTAGTTTGGTCCACAACCGGTGTTACTCCTGCAATTGCTGCTTGTATTCCCGGTCCTGAGTTATAATTTATCACTGCATCAAAGTCCCAGTGCATATCAAAGTTGTCGTATGTGTCTAGCAACTTCCTAGGTTGTTCCCATATAACATTTTTTGGAAATTTGGACTTATCAAGTGCGCACCTAGGGTGTGGCCTAACTACTACAGTTTTCCCGTTTGCAACTTCTTGAATTTTTTGTACATACCATGCTTCTTGATCAACCCCTTGTAGTTGTAAACTATTTTTGTGTTGTCCAGCAACTAAAATCTTGCCATGATTCAGATTATTGTGTTGCAATGCAATCCCTAACTTACGAGGTCTATCCATATCTAAATCTGTTAGATGCCCGTAATATCCCTGGGCATTAACATGGTTGAGTGCAATCTTCCAGGTTATGCCACGGAGTAATGCGCCAACTTCAATGCACACCACTGGACGATTGCGTGATCGAAAGTACTCGTACACATGCTGATTCCTTGCCATACGACCTGCCCATAATACTGACCAAATTACTGCAATATCAGCATCGTAGTTACCCGAATCAACTTGAAATCCGTTGTTCTCTAATGATTCCATAACCGCAGAGATAACTGGCCCTGAGTTTAGGGCACACTGCAAAGGAAAGTACGCTACTGTCTTGATCACTAAATATCCTACATGAAATACACTATAGTTACCTCGTTTCACCAACCAGGCCTAGAACAATACGGTCAACGAATGATTGACAGTTTTGAAGCTAATTGGCCTGCCGATGTTGATCTTATCATATGTGCAGAAAACTGCACTCCTCGAACATCTCGACCTAACACTCGAGTAATCGATCTACTGGATGCTAGCCCAGATTTACGAGCGTTTGTAGAACGACATCGAGATAATCCACTAGCGCATGGTCGAGCAGGACCACCTGATGTGTTTAATCCAAAGAAACAATTTCGATGGGACGCAGTAAGATTTTGTTACAAAGTTTTTGCGCAGGATCTTTGTGCTAATCTAATAGATGACGGTTGGATGATTTGGATTGATGCTGATTCACATACACATTCTCCTGTATCCGAACAATGGTTATCAACTGTTTGCCCCGGCAATGCAATGATTAGCTATCTGGGCAGAGGTGAAAGCTATCATTCAGAATGTGGTTGGGTAGGATATCAACTAAACAAGCCCGAGTGTAGACAGTTTATAAAAGATTTTGTTAACATGTACAACAATGACACTATCTTTATGGAACGCGAATGGCACGACAGTTATATCTTTGATGTGTTAAGAAAACAATTCCAAGGACGCTGTAAATTCCATAACCTTAATCCCAGTTCAGATAACAAAGGTCTTGCAGGGCATCCGTTTATCAACAGCGAGCTAGGTAGTGTAATGGACCATGTGAAAGGTGATCGAAAAAATCAAGGTCATTCAAAACCCAAAGAAGTTGTACTGCATTCAGACAACCCTTACTGGAAAAATGTGCTAAAGGGCAAACGATAATGTATCAATCACATGGATGGTGGTTTCCTGATCAAGACACACACTTTGCTGAAATGCTGGGCAAGAATATCCAAAAAGGCGGTAGAGCAGTATACCAAGAGCCTGTTAGACGTCGTAGTTTGGATTTTGTAAAGCAGTATAATGTAGCGCTGGACATTGGCGCTAATGTGGGTTTGTGGGCACAAGATTTATGCACGGCATTCAACACAGTAATTGCATTTGAACCAGTAGCAGAGTTTAGAACATGCTTGCTTAAAAATGTAACTGCGTCTAACCTTGATGTTAGAGCCTGCGCATTAGGAACCGAAGACACCACAATTGAAATGATTATTACCCCGGACAATACCGGGCACAGTCATGTTGATGCAAACAGTCACGGGCAAGGCTCGATTCCTATGTTTCGATTAGATACACTACAACTACAACCTTTTGACTATGTAAAAATAGATTGTGAAGGGTACGAGTACAATATTCTATGTGGCGCAGAACAAACTATTAAACAGTACAAACCTGTAATTGTTGTGGAACAAAAGCTACACACAGACACTGGCAGAACATCAGGTAATCAATATCAAGCAGCTGAATTGTTAAAATCCTGGGGTGCTCGTCAACTGGCTCGAGTCAATCACGACGTGATTCTAGGTTGGTAAGAACGGTTTAAATTTATTATAAATCGACCCAGACTTACTATCTTCGTCAGTCCAATGTGCTGCCGATAAATCCCAAAGCCATTGTTCTCTAAGCGGAGTCAGTGGCTTTTCAATTTGTGACAATGTTGTGTTTGCCACATCCCAGGCAACACAATCTGAGTCTACTGCAAAAACAGGTATGCCTGCTAGCACACTAGCCACACAACTAGAACTGTTAAAGAATACACTAGCCCATGCATTTTGCAAATCTTGTTGTAGAGACGGGTTTGTGCTTAACTTAACATTGGCAAACTGATTGATCAATTTAGGATCAATTGGGTTCTTCGGATGCGGTCTAACTACTATCTGGCGATCTGTATACTGTCTAATCTCTCTAAGAGTGTTTATTACCCAAGCAGCCATGTCACTGCCTTTCATTGACCAACCGCCGTCGCGTTGTCCGCAAACTAAAATATGTTGTCCGTTGTTGCGCCAAGGTTGCAAATCAAGATTCAACCGTTGTTTAATTATATTCCATTTTGCATCACTGCTATTTTGGTTAGCATAGTTATCTGTGTTGTAGTATACACCATCGAGGCTATAACGCAAGAAGATGCTGTCGGGGTCTGCAAATTTAAAACAACTGCCATCGATACTCATTATTTTGTTGCTGCTTTGCTGTTGTGTAGCAATTGCATCTCGTCGTAGTTGAATATGTGGGCCTGCAATTTTTGTGCCCACCCATCCCAATATTACTGCAAGTCGTGCTGGCACAACTTGATAACGGTCTTGTAACAATACATCTGCGCCAGCAGCTCTTGCACCATCTGCAAATGCTCGTAATACATCAACTTTGCGATTACGATCTGCAATACGTGGCAAACTACTAAGGTAAACAACTACATCATGCATGATATTTTTGTATAATTTTCCATGCAGCACCGTTCTGCATTTCTTTTTTAGTAAATTGACTGTAAGTTAATGCACATAACCAATCTCCAATCGGTCCACGGTATAAATTATCAATATCTGAAATCCGAGTTCTTGCAATCGGCGATGTTATATGCGTGTTAAGTGTAATAACAGGAACTCCGGCCCATACTGCTTCTATTGCGGCAGCACTTGAGTCTGATATTACGCAATAATAATCATCGCTAGACATTAATAACTCGTATACGGATTTTCGAGTCTTTCGATTATTTTCCTTAGCTCTATACTCAATGGGGCGATCAGTATGTTCGGCTAGCTCGTTAGTAACTCTAATACGCCAGGCGTCGTGTGTTGTGTCAAAAATACGATGATGGAAATCGCTGCTTTCGACAACTAAAATTTTTTTCCCCTCAGGCCGCCAAGGCAACGGAAATGTGTCTAATAGTTTTAACCTATCAGCTGGGAAATCTAAATGTGTTAAATTTGTATGCACATGATTGTGAACTAGTCTGTGCCAAGGTTTTCCTTTAACAGAAATAAAATTAGTATACCCTGCATCAGTAAACCAAAATTCTTTATCGTTAAGAAGTCTAGCTCGAATTGATTCTTCGTTTCTGATTGTGTTACGAATCAACACAGGACAGTCAGGCAGTTCCGTCTGTCCAACTACACATTCAACATCAGTAGACAGATGCTTTGCAATATTTTTAATAAATCCAGTGTGTGCGGGTTCTGAATACCATTTTAACAGTTGGCGTGGACTTATTTTTAAATCCTCAAAATTATCTGCTAACCAATTCACAAGAGGTCGATATTGTTTTTTATAATCAATAATAACACTGTCAGTGTAGCTTTCAAGTTCTTTATGAATCAGGTTGTTGACTTCTTTGAAGTCTATGTTTATTAGTCCAGATTTCAGTAACTGAGTTTGATACTTGCTAACATAAGCATCGAGCTCCTTATACTGTATGGGCTTTTGTTTAAAAGACCTAGATAAAATTTGTTTAGCTAGCGGTTCTACTAATTCTTCTCGATTAACTATTACTTGCATAATTTTCCTGTAGTATGCGCCATGCTAG